CGAGGTTCTCGAAATGTGAGCCTTATATATTATAAACATATATTCAAGGAGGACAAAAGATATGTTATTAGCATTAATATTTACTGCATGTTTGGCTATTGGAATTTTACTCAGACTTATTTTGGTTGAGTATAAAAATGATGATTGTACTTTTTTCGCTCAGGTTAGTTTTATGCTAGTTGGTGTTGTCGGATTACTTTGTGTCGGAGTATTTATTCTATGTTCGCATATTGGAGTAAATCAGCAGATTGCTCATAACAGAATTGAATATGAAGCAATTGTTGCTGAGATAAAAGCAGCCAACACAAACAACGAAGATGTATCCAAAGTACAGGTTATCAAAGATGTGAAAGAATGGAATCAAGATGTTCATAGTAGTAAATACTGGGCATCAAGTCCATGGACAAACTGGTACTATAGCCAGAAAGTTGTAAACGCTATGAAATATATTGAAATTCCGGAATGGGATATTGAAAGTCCAGATGGTGGCGAAAACGAATAGTGAAAAAAAACGAAGAGAGTCGGCCATATTCGTGGGCTCTTTTTGTGTGTTTTCTGACGAGGTTTTCGAAAAGTGAGCTTTATTATAAACAAAAGAAACCATATTTAAGAAAACAATATATATATAAATAAAAGGAGGGTATTAATATGTTATTTTTGTGTTTGGTTGTTGTTATAAGTTTTATTATTCGTACTATAAATCGTTATACGAAAAACAATTATACTATTAAATATTGGAGTACAATGTTTTTGCTTGCTGGATTAATTTTGATTTTGATACAATATATCAGCAAGTAAAGCCGTAGAGTTCGCAAATGAATCAGAATATGAGAAATGAAAGATGCAACCGTCAATCGTGTGACAGAATGGAATAAGTATGTAGAAAACGAAAAATATTATGCTACAAGCTTATGAACAAATTGGTTCTATGATAAAGATATTATAAACCAATTGCAGTACATTTAGTCACCCGATAGCGGCTCCAGATAGCAGCGAAAACGAATAACAGGAAACAAAGAGAGTCAGAACAATCGGGCTCTTTTTTCTGTATGTTTCCTATGACGAGGTTTTCTGAGACAGATATGAATTTTGTATTTCAAGTATTCCTATATACTTAATTCAATATACAACTACTAGAACCCATATTTAGGATAACAAAAATTATGATATTAAAAAGGAGAAAACAAAGTATGAAACAGGAACAATTAAATAAGATGATTAAATGCCATCAACATTATCTCGATGAGGATATTGACGAATGGGAGGAAACGCAAGCAGATTTATCAGATTATGATCTAAGTGGTTTGGATTTGTCACATAAAGATTTACGATATGCTAATTTGAACGATGCAAAATTTTATCATGCAGATCTTAGAGAAGCAAATCTTAGGCATACAGATTTTAGAGGGGCAGATCTTAGGGAAGCAGATCTTAGAGGAGCAGATCTTAGGTATGCAGATCTTAGTGGAGCAGATCTTAGGTATGCAGATCTTAGTGGAGCAGATTTTAGGAATGCAAATCTTAGTGGAGCAAAAATTAATTGTCCGATTGATTGTCCAGAAACATGATACGTCGGATCTTTATTTCCAAATGGTAGCGAAAACGAATAATAAAAAACGAAGAGAGTCAGAATAATCTGGCTCTTTTTGTGTGTTTTCTATGACGAGGTTTTCAAGAAGTGAGCCTATTAATTATAGTTAACAAAGTCATAGAAAAATGAGGGATCGAACATGGCAGTAATTCTGCTCTTAGGAGTTATGTTTTCAGGGTTGGTTTTGTTCATAAATACAATTGCATACCTTTATGATTTCGATCTGTCTGGTCATGAATCTGAGTTTCAGGATCTGTTGGAGTTGTTTGTAGAACTAGGATCCATAATCATTGTATGCGGGGGCTTTTTCTAAACACGAAGCTTGTATTCCAAGTTTTCCTATATGCTTAGCTTAACATACAACTGTTTAAATCCATATTTAGGATAACAAAAATCATGATATTAAAAAGGAGGAAACGAAGTATGACACAGGAACAATTAAACAAGATCGTCGAAAATCATCAGCATTATCTTAATAAGGATGTTGACGGATGGGAAAACATGAAAGCCGATTTATCGCATCAGGATCTAATGGATTTGGATTTATCACGTAAAGATTTAAGAAATGCGATTTTTTATAACACGAATCTTTGTAGAGCGAATCTTTATAACACGAATCTTTGTAGAGCGAATCTTAGAAATACAGATCTTAGAGGTGCTAGTCTGTGCGAAGCGAATCTTGAAAATACAGATTTTAGTTATGCAAATTTGAACGATGCAGCATTTTATTATGCAGATCTTAGCGAAGTAAATTTTAGGCATACAGACCTTAGCGGAGCAGATTTTTATCATGCAGATCTTAGAGGGGTAGATCTTAGTTATACAAATTTGTACGGAGCAGATCTTAGATTTGCAAACCTTAGAGATACAAAAATCAATCACCCGATTGCATGCCCGGAAACTGGCTCATTCATTGGTTATAAGAAAGCATTCTACAAAAAGATCGTAAAACTTCAGATTTGCGAAGATGCGAAGAGGTCATCGGCAACAACAAAGAAATGCAGATGTAGTAAAGCATTGGTCTTGGCGATCGAGAATATCGATGGATCTGACAGTGGATTACAAGAAATAAAGTCGTATTTTGATTTTAGTTTTATTTATCGCGTTGGAAAAATCGTAGAAGTATCTGATTTTGATGATAATCGATGGAATGAATGCGCTCCTGGAATTCATTTCTTCATGGATCGACAGGATGCGGTCGATTATGAATTTTAAAAACACATCAAAGAGATAACCGTTGTGGTTGTCTCTTTTTTTTTGTTTCCGGTTATTTTGCATGCAATCATCTTATCACATATTTAGGATAACAAACAATAAAGCACATAATAGAGGAGGAAACAAATATGTCAGAAACAAAAAGAACATGTCCATTCGGAACAGTAGGAGATCAGAATCAGAAAGCGATTCTTTACCAAATCCTGCAAAATGGATTCAGAGACGAAAATCCGAGACCACATTATGAAGATATGTATCATAATGCGCATCTTTCTGATGATTGCAAATATGTGATCACAGAAGACGGAAACAAGATCGAAATTGAAGAAGGAACTGCATTTACAAACGGCTCAGATGTAACCGTTTATGTCCCGGCTCATACGTTATCCATTAACCATGTTGTTACCAGATACGACTTAGCAAAAGGTGAGTGCCCGATTTTGACTTTGAGACCGATCGCGTGGAAATCAGCAGTCAAAGAAATCTTATGGATTTACCAGATGCAGAGCAACAAACTGTCAGATCTTCATGATCTTGGTATCAAATATTGGGACCAATGGGATGTTGGCGACGGAACAATTGGCTGCAGATATGGAGCAACCGTAAAAAGACATAACTTAATCAATAAGTTACTGGATGGATTAACAGCCGATCCATTTGGTCGCCGTCATATCATGTGTATGTGGCAGGAAGACGATTTTTCAGACGAAACAGGAGGAACAACCAAAGGATTGAATCCATGTTGTTATGAAACGATCTGGAATGTAAGAAGAGGAATCGACGGTAAATTGTATCTGGATATGCTCATGAATCAGCGGTCCAGTGACTTTATCGTATCCGCCTCAATCAATGAGATGCAGTATGTTGCGCTTCAGTTGATGGTTGCAAAACATTGTGGATACGAACCTGGCGTATTCACACATGTAAGTGAAAACGTTCAGATTTATGAAAGACATTTGAGTCAGGCAAAAGAAATCGTTTTTAATCGAAATACAATTGATTGTGATCCAAGATTTGTTCTGGATACAGAGAAAACAAATTTTTTCGATTTCACGATTGATGATTTTAAACTGATCGGATATCCAAGAGAAGAAATTGCAAAGAAGAATCCACAGATGAAATTCGATCTTGGAATCTAAAACAGAAACAAACAGAAGGACTCGCATTATGCGGGTCTTTTTGTTTCCGAAAATTTTGTATGCGATCAACTCATACCATATTTAAAGATAACAAATTAAAAGCATACGAGGAGGAAACAAAAAAAATGAGTAATAAAACGAACACACCTGTACATGGATATAAGGTATTCAGACCTGATTGGACCTGTAACCCGACAGGAAAGAACTGTAAACAGTACACTTGCCCCGGAAAATTTGAGGAAAAAGGGGAGCTTAATGTTTGCTGTCACGGTATGCACTTCTGTCAGACTGCTGCTGACTGCTTCAATTATTACAATTTTGACAGCAACAACAAAGTTGCAGAAGTTATTGCCTATGGTGAGGTAAAAACAGACGGTGACAAGTCATGCACGGACAAGCTTGAAATCGTACGTGAAATCCCATGGGATGAAGTATTGCGGATCGTCAATATTGGAAAGAATTGCACCGGGATCAACAACACCGGGAACAGGAACACAGGGCACTACAACACCGGTGACCGCAACACCAGGTACTGCAACACCGGGGACAAGAACACCGGGGACAGGAACGCTGGGAATTGTAACGCAGGAGACAGGAACACCGGGAACAGGAACACCGGAAGCTACAATACCGGAAACTACAACACAGGGGATTGGAATACCGGGTATTGGAACACCGGGAACAACAACACCGGGTACAAGAATACAGGAAATCAAAACACTGGGGATAGGAATACTGGGAATAGGAATACCGGGGATTGGAACAAGTCATCTTTTAATACTGGCTGTTTCAATACAAAAGAACAGAAGATATTGCTGTTCAATAAACCGTCAGATATGACCTATCGTGACTGGTGTGAATCTGATGCACGGTGGTTATTAAAGCAGATACCAAAGGATGTTGTTGAATGGATTTGGTCCGACAATATGACTGATGAAGAAAAGGAACAGCATCCGGAATACAAGACAACACGCGGTTACCTGAAAGTGCTTGACGAGTCTGAATGTGGTCAGTTGTGGTGGAATAATCTCGAAACAAAAGACAAAGACATCATCAAGGCGATTCCAAACTTTGATCCAGATATTTTTTACGAATGTACTGGAATCAGAGTCGACTAACGAAAAACAGAGGCTGACCAATTGGTTGGTCTCTCTTTTCGTTTCCAAAGTATTTGTGTGCAAGTACTTAATACCATATTTAGGATAACAAATAAATTTAGCACACAAAAAGGAGGAAACGAAAAATGAGTAATAATGTAACAAATCACGAACCAGTACATGGATTTAAAGTATTTAATCCAGACTGGACTTGCCGAAATTTTCAGTATGAGGTAGGAAAAACATTTGAGGAAGATGTTAACCCAAGTTGCTGTGACCGAGGATTTCACTTTTGCGAAAAGGCTGCCGACTGCTTCAATTATTACAAATTTGACAGCAACAACAAAGTTGCTGAAGTCATTGCTTATGGTGAGGTAAGAACAGACGGCGACAAGTCCTGCACAAATAAAATCTATATTGTAAGAGAGATCCCTTGGATGGAACTCTTAACAATCGTAAATACTGGAAAAGATAATACAGGATTAGGAAATACTGGAGACATGAATACTGGTGTCTGGAACACCGGAAGCAGGAACACCGGAAGCAGGAACACCGGAAACAGGAATACCGGAAGCAGGAACACAGGGAACCACAACACCATGGACTACAACACCGGAGACTGCAACACCGGGGACTGGAACACTGGGAATTGGAACGCCGGGGACTGCAACACCGGAAGCAGGAACATCGGGGACTGGAACACCGGAAGCTGCAACGTCGGGGAATGCAACACCGGGAGTGGAAACACCGGGGACAGGAACACCGGGAATATGAACAGCGGAAGCTTCAATACTGGGGATTTTAATAATTCGTCTTTCAACGCAGGTTGTTTCAATGTAAAAGAACACAAAATCATGTTGTTCGACAAACCGTCAGATATGACCTATCAGGATTGGTTAGACTCAAAGGCCAGGGAATTACTGAGACAGATACCAAAAAGTGCTGCTGAATGGGTGAATACAGACGACATGACGGATGAAGAAAAAGTAGCACAATCAACATATAAGACAACAGGTGGATATCTTAAGGAGCTTGATAAGTCTGAATGTTGTCAGATGTGGTGGGATAGTCTTGATATAGACGATAAAGAAATCATCAAGGCGATTCCAAACTTTGATCCTGATATTTTTTACGAATGTACTGGAATTAAAGTCGACTAACAAGAAACAGAGACTGACCAATTGGTTGGTCTCTCTTTTTGCCTCCGGTTGTTTTGTATGCGAAGAATCGAACCCATATTTAGGATAACAAAAACAAAGCATACGAAAGTAAAGGAGGCAAAAAGTATGGCAAAGAAAAGATTGAAAGATATGACGGATCACAAAGTAATGAGTTTCAAAGAAGCCGCAAAAGCGTTAAATTGGACTCTCACAGAGGACGACGAAGTTTACACAGTATCCTGTGACTGCGGTAGCAGCAAAATTGAGTATACTGGAGTAATTGGCGTACAAAAAGTAAGATGCGGTAATTGCGGAAAACAAATGTCAAGTCTGATTTCTTTGAATCCGGCTTGTCGTTCAATGCTTGACATCAAGAAAGACGAGGAAGGAAATGAGCGGTTCTGGATCATTGAAGACAAGAAAGAAGTCGATAATGATGAGAATCAGACAGAAACGATAACAAGCTGGCTTGCAAAGCAGGAAGATTACGGTCTCTGTAACCCACCAATGGATGCTCAGAAAGCATTGCGTTTTCTGGCTGAGTATTTGGATATTCCGGAAGACACCATACCTGAAAACGAACAACAGACGAATACCTATATTGTTTGCAAAATTTTAGACAGATACAGCAAAAAATATAGAAAGGAATTGAAAAACAAATAAGAAGCAAACGAAAGAGCCTATTCCAATTTACTGGAGTAGGCTTTTGTGTGCCTCCGGTTGTTTTGTATGCGAAGAGTTGAACCCATATTTAGGATAACAAAAACAAAGCATACGAAATAAAGGAGGAAAAAAGTATGGCAAAGAAAGTATTACAAGATGTTACTGATTACAAAGTAATGAGTTTTAAAGAAGCTTGCAGATCGCTTGATTGGAATATCACAGAAAATGGATTTCTTACGAACGGAGACCGTTACACAATATCATGTAACTGCGGTCACAGCAAAATTGAATACAGAGGTTCTTTTGGAGTAAAAGCAGTAAGATGCAATAACTGCGGAAAACACATAGTAAACTTAGTTTTCGCAATTCAGACGAAACCTTATCTATTTGAAGATTGCGAGAAAGATGATGAAGGAAGTGATCGATTCTGGATTGCCACAGACAAAGCAGGTAATCTCAATAGAATCCGTAATGTTTCTGCTCGTGTTATCCCAAAAGCCGCATTCGTTCAAAAGCCGTTAGATGAAGGGATCACAGTAGCAGAGATTACAGAACTCGTCGGCAAACTCGAATGCGAACAGGTGATTCCAATCGAAGCGCAGGCGAACAGTAGTTGTGCTATTGGTTTCATTTCATTGGATGCTGCTGAAGAATTAGATTACGATTATGATAACCTGATTCGGAATGTATCTGAGGTAATCGAAGACATGGATAACGAAACAGAGTATGGAAACTACGATTTTGATGGATTTCCGGTATATATCGGATATTAGCAGGAGGAAACAATATGAAGAAATCAGAGAAAAACATGATCTTTCAGGAAGCTGCATTAATGTCAGATGAGAAACTGAAAGAAGCGTATTATGATTCTGTAGATGCTTGTCTCGGGAGCCAGGCAGAAATTATGGAAGATCGAGGATGGGATCCTGTAGATATCAAAGAACGTCGCCAGTATGAGAAGTTCCTTTCTGAGAAATCGGATCTTTTGGGATTCATTTGCGATATGAGAGGTATCAAACTTTGGGAGATAAGGAATCATAACTAAAAAACAGAAGAGAGATCGCATTCATGTGGTCTCTTTTCTTTTAGCCTTTACTTGACATATAACGTAATTGCGTTATAATGAACACAAAGGAGTGATAATCAATGAATGACCGTTTAAAGAAAAAAATAAAAGAAACTGGGAAAAGCATATATAAAATCAGTCAAGAGAGTGGAATTCCATATACAACATTGAATGAATTGATCAATGATAAGAAAAATATTAACAACAAAGCAGCAGAAACAGTATATAAGCTTAGTTTATATTTGAATTGCAATATAGATGAGATTCTGAACAACATTGCTTTTCTCGAAAACGGAAAAGGAACTTATCTTGGATATCGATATTATTGGAAAGTAACGAATAGTGGAATAGAGTTGCATATACTAGATAATAATGAAGATTTAATGTTGCTCACTCTAAAAAATATGTGTCAAGATTTATATGATTGTTATCGGAAACAAGTACCTGAAATGATGATTGAAGATTATGATAATGAAAAACGAGAATGGGAGGCATTGCTATGAGTCAATACGCATTAATGCATAAAAATGATGTTTGTGGAAGTCTAATTATCGATGACGAAACAGGGACTCTAAAAATATATAAAGACAACGGAAGTGGGTTATCACCGTTTTTGGGAAATGCAGATACGAGAAGAATGAAACATTGGTGGGAAGGGAGAGCTGTTCCTGCTTCTCGAAAAATGATGCAGGAAGTATTAAAACAAGCTGGATGTACGAATACAAAAATGTATCTGGCAAAAAATCTTGCTCTATCAATGACAGATTCTTATTGGATTCGACCACTGGATATGGATGTAAAATATGAAGATGTGAAGTTATCAAGTATGAATCCATTTTCTGACAATAAAGTTCCATATCACAATGCAACTTCTTATGATTCGAATGCCGCATTAGGTGGACAAATGGAAAAATATTGGGATATCGAAACACAATTTCCAACGCTTGTGAAAGAAAGTTATAAGTATTTTGGACAGCAGGCGATAAATGAGGCTTTTGCAACTTATTTGCATGATTTACAAGAAACGACAATCCCTTATGTTCCTTATCTTGCTGGACATACAGAGGATAATGGTCTTTATTGTAGATGCGATGCATTTACAAACGATTCTGTTGAATTAGTATCCGCATATGAAGTTATCGAAGGATCGAAATTGCAAAATGACAAATCATTATATGATAACTATATTCGGATATGTGCAAAATTAGGAATTGAGGCTCAAGAAATTAGTGATTTTATGGATTATCAGACGTTAACAGATTTCATTATCAGTAATACAGACGAACATCTTGGAAATTTTGGTATTCTAAGAGATTCAAACACAATGCAATATCTAGGTCCAGCACCAATATATGACTCTGGTAATAGTATGTTTTTCAAAGAATCATCAACGGTTCATACAAGATTAAGCTTATTGCAGCAACCAATTACAAGTTTTTACGATTCTGAAGAAAAAATGGTTAAGAACATAAAAAACAGACAGTTAGTAAATATAGATTTACTTCCAACGGTTGAAGAGACAATTGCTTTATATACATCATATGGATTTCCAGAAGAAAGAGCCATAACAATTGCAAATAACTATGCATTAAAGGTTGATATGGCTTACGAATTCGAAAACGGAGCAACGATATCAATGTACCATGAAAGACAAAAAGAATCAGAAAATATTCCAGAAACAAACAACCTAGAGGATAATACAGACGATTTTGATGTCGGAGAGGATTTATAGAGATCGCATTCATGTGGTCTCTTTTCTTTTGGTAACAATAACGGTATACTAACCATGGGATATAAAATTTTCATGCTGCTTTGTCGCAACACATATTTAGAATACAAATAAGAGAAGAGGAAAGGAGAAATGCTATGTTTGATGAGAAGAATATCGAACTTGACGAAAAGCATTCGAAAGAAAAGAAAAAGGAATACCTGATTAGAGACGACGAAGGAAATATTCAATTCGTGTATTCTATATACAGAAGACCAGAAATGGATATTATCTTTCCACAGTTCACTCCTGTATTAAGTACAGGGTTATTGCCTGTGATTGATATACTTGATGACAAAAAGGTTCTTACTTTTGAACCAAACCCGATTGGATCCGTCATTACTCAGTCATATTTTGGCAAGTTCATAGATGATTCTGTATTTGCGAAAGAAGCGGCAGAATACATTATGGATCACTTTGAGGAACTTTAACAAACAAGGAAAGACACTGCTTATTCAAGTGGCGTCTTTTTTTCTTGCCATACAGAGGGAGGTCTCCGCACATATTTATGAAAAATGAAGATATGGAGGAAACCATTATGAGTAGTGTAAATGACTTGTTGAAGGCAATTGCAAACAGAGATTATTCCCAGGAATATATTAACGAAGACATAAGTTTTGTAAACGAACGATTTGATAAGTTTCGGAAATACTTTAATGCAGTTTATGAACATGTTTACGGTAGCTCTACTGCGTTAACATTAGTTCACGGAGGAATGATGACACCAGAAGCCTATCAGGATATGGTCGTTAATCTTGATGGAAAAAGAAAACACGCACATGATATGGCAATCGCAGCCTGTGAACAGATCAATCGTCAGTGTGATATGTACGGTCTCGAACATCTGTGTCCGGAAGTTGAATTCGATCAAATCAACAACCAGAAATGTGTAAACAGAGGAGAGATTGCAGATTTTGTTGGTCGATATGTGTATTCCGTATTTCAACAAGGACGTGAAGGCAGAACTATGGATCAGCTTATCATTGACAACGAGATGAAATATGGTGACCGCCCGGCGCTTGATGTTTCGTATGAGATTGCGAAAGATGCAGGCAGAAATCCAGAGCATGCATACAATTCAGGCGACATGGATCAAAATGCATACGGAGAGTTCGAATACAAAAGTGGGGTTACCAATGACGATGCTGGTGGGGATTCTATGGAAGACGTCGAATATGATGACGATGATTTTGGAGAATTATGACGAGTTTCCGCAATTTTGAGCCTTATTATGGTATATAATATTATGGAAGGGCGTAAATGAGGCTCGAGAAAGGTGGAAACGAAATGAGTAGTATAAATGACTTGATTACGGCAATTATGAACCGAAACTTTGACCGCGATGAAATTGAATCTGACATTGCATTCGTAAATGCGCGGTTTAACATCTTGCAAACCTATTTTGACGCGGTTTATAAGGAATCATACGGACATTCTGTAGCTCGGACATTGGCAAATGATGAACATATTACTTCTGAACGATATGTAGAATACATTGAGGGACTCGAATCTAAAACAGCAGATTGTTTGGACACGGCAATCGCAGCCTGTGATCAGATAAACAAAATGTGTGACCAATATGGGCTGCAACATCTGTGTCCGAACGTGGAATACGACGAGAGGCATGGAAATAAATGTGTAAACCGAAATGAGATTGCAGATTTCATCGGTGATTATATGTATTCTGTATTCGAACAAGGACGAAAAGGCAGAATAATGGAACCGATTGAGACAGAATAAGACATAGAAACCAGAGACCAGCAGGAATGTTGGTCTCTTTCTTTTTGTTTTCAAATTAGTTTGGCTCCCAGAAAACCATATTTAGAGTAATAAAAAACATATTCAAAACAAGGAGAACAAGGAGGATTAACATGAAAATTGGAATCACAGAGTATGGGGATGCTGGCGTCGACTTCAGATGGGAAAACAAATTAAAGGAAATCGATGGAGTCATCCTTATAACAAAGAACTTAAACGACACATTCATCAAAAAGGTTTTAAACCACATGAGTGAGATCCCGATCGTAGTGCATTGTACATGTACCGGATGGGGACACACAAGAATGGAACCAAATGTTCCGGACTACAAACAGCAGCTTGCACAGATGAAGAAATTAATTGAGTCTGGATTTCCGGCAAGCAGAATGGTATTGCGTATTGATCCTATTTTCCCAACTGAGAAGGGTGTCAAGCGAGTTTCCGAGATGTTAAATTACTACCATTCATTAGGTTTGCCTGAAAATGAGATCCGATATCGTATTTCAATCGTGGATGAGTATCCGCATGTACGGGAACGTTATAAAAAACTTGGATTCACGCCGATGTATGGTGGAAGTTTCTATCCATCTGATGATCAGCGTAATCTTGTCGGAAACGCATTAAGTGAGTACCCTTATCAATTTGATACATGCGCAGAGGACATACTCGCATATAAATTCCCAGCCACATTCCGGATTAAAGGATGTATCAGTACAGAGGACCTGCAGATTATGGGAATTAAATATGATGGTACATTTCCTGAGAACCCACAAGGAAGACACGGATGTCATTGTCTTGCCTGTAAAACGGAACTTTTAACACCAAGAAAGAAATGTCCTCATAACTGTCTGTATTGTTTTTGGAAAGATTAATAAGGAGGAAACAATATGAAAACACTTGGAACTTGGACAGGAAGCAGAGACATCGAAATCGTAGAGGTCGAAGGGAGACCGATCGCTCTCAGTGGTTGGAATGGAGAACAGTATTTACAGTGCTGGGAAGTAGACGAAATCATTTCAGGGACTGGATTTGGCATAAAAGAAGATGGACTTTGTGTCCGACCGGTTTACAAACAGATCGACAACGATGAATGGGAAATCATTGGATATAAGTTCTGTTAACGAAAACGAATGGTTGTAAAATAAAAGAAAACGGCTTGAAATATAGCCGTTTTTTTTGTATGCGTATTCATCACATATTTAGGATAACAAAACCACATATAAGCAAATAAAAGGAGGATTTCAAAATGATTACAGCTCTGAAAGGATTTATCGAAATTGTGTATCCGGAGAAAGATGTGAGAACTATGATAAACGTTTCAAACATTGGATACATTTATGAAGGAATCAAAGATGGAATACCAGGAGTGTATTTAAAACTTTTGGTTGGCGGACCAAACGGTGACGAGATTTGGTGTTGTTGCTCTTACGAAGATATCAAAAAAGTTATTATGAAAGCAATGAAATAAGGAAAACGAAGGGATTGACAATTTATGTTGGTCCATTTCTTTTTGTTTGCACTCTTGCGGACACATATTTAAGTATACAGAAAGAGAGGTGAAAAGATATGAGCAAACGAGATATCCGGGACCAAAAAGAAGTGGAGAGAAAAAGTGCGGCATCGGTTCAATCGTACCCAGATCAGAGTGTGACCAAAGAGGAGTGGCGACGAATGTGTGAACATGAAAAGAAATGGTGTGAATACCAGGAAGTCGCCGGAATGGATCGGTTACAAGCTCTGGGGTACATACAAGGGATGCCGACATTTGAGCCAATGTAAGCGAAAACGAAGAGACATAGAACACATATTTAGGACAGATAACAAAACAACTATGAATATAAGGAAGGTGTTTATTGTGAATTATCATGACATTGTGAAGGACAATATGTTAAACGGAGACGGTATTCGTGTTGTTCTTTTTGAAAGCGGATGCACTCATCAATGTCCAGGTTGCCAGAATCCTCAAACATGGGATAAAAACAGTGGAATCCCTTTTGACAGTGAGGCAAAGCAGGAATTATTTGAAGCTCTACGGAAGCCGTATATTGACGGAATTACGTTTTCTGGCGGAGATCCACTAGCAACTTTCAATCGTGATGAAACGTTGAATCTCATAAAAGAAATCAAAGATAAAATGCCAGATAAAACTGTTTGGGTATATACAGGATACACAAAAGAAGTACTGCAGCAGCAGGATCCGGTTTTCATGCAAGATTTGTTATCACAAATTGACGTGCTTGTTGACGGTCCTTTTGTGCAGGAAAAACTCAACGTTAATTATGAATGGGCAGGTTCGACAAATCAAAGAGTTCTCAGAAAAGAGGACGGTTTTATGAAAAGTACATCAAGTGTATATGAGTACGAAGACCGAAAAGGTTCAGTAATGGATGAATGTGTTTTCAATGCAAACCAATTACAGGATCAGGAGATTACTTCAGATGATAACTATGAAGATATTGATGATATCGATGATCTGAGTTTGTAAGCATTCATCCCATATTTAAACTGAAACAAATATAAACAAATAAAAGGAGTCCGAATACTCATAGCGGATTCCTTTGTTAAAAAGGAGGAATAAATATGAGTACAAATATTACAGTTATCAAAAATGGCGACAAAGGAATTGAAGCCTTTGAGCCGGCAAAAATCAAAGCAGCAATTGAAAAATCTGCAACAAGAGTTGGTGTTGAATTGTCGGATACTCAGAAAGATCGGGTAGTAGAAATTGTAGAAGATATTATTGCATCGAAAGCTCTTAATCAGGTAACGGTCGAACAGTTACACTCATTTGTCGAAATGGCTTTGGATGATGCAAGTCCGGTAACTGCAAAAAGTTACAGACAGTATCGTGACTTCAAAGCTCAGTTTGCGAAGATGATGAATCGCGTAGCAAATTTTGCAGAAACGGTAATGTATCGTGGTGATCGAGAAAACGCAAACAAAGATTCAAGTCTTGTTTCAACACAGAATGCGTTGATTGCATCGGAATTTGGTAAAGAGATGTATATCAATCAGTTTTTAACCGCGATTGAAAGATCCGCAGAGGCAAAAGGTTTTATTTATCTTCACGACAAGGATAAGAGACTTTTTACCATAAACTGTTGCTTATTCTTAATGGGTGTCCTGCTAAAAAATGGATTTGAGATGGGTAACGATTGGTACAACGAACCTGGCACTTTGGATGTAGCTTTTGATGTGATCTCAGATATTGTGTTGTCAGCAGCTTCACAGCAATATGGCGGATTCACAATTCCTCAGATAGATTTCTTACTTGAACCATACGCAAAGAAAACGTATGAGAAAACTTATAAGAAACGGATGAAGGAATATAAAGAACTTGGCGTTGATATCGAGAAAGCGAAACAAAAAGCAGAAGAAGCAGCAATGGAGCAGGTTGAATACGAATTCAGACAGGGATTCCAGGGCTGGGAAATGAAATTTAATACGGTTGGAGTCAGCAGGGGCGACTACCCATTTGTAACAGTTACATCTGGATTAAATACCAGTAGATTTGGTGTTCTGTGTAATGTAACAATGTTCAAAGTACATATGGAAGGTCAGGGAGCTCCTGGTAAAAAGAGACCTGTATTATTCCCGAAATATGTATATCTGTATGACAAGGAAACAAATGGATCAGGTCCAGTGTATGAAGCTGCATTCGAGTGTTCCTCAAAAACAATGTATCCGGATTGGTTATCACTTTCTGGAGAAGGATACGTTCCGAGTATGTACAAAAAATACAAAAAAGTCGTATCACCCATGGGCTGTAGAGCGTTTTTAAGTCCGTATTACGAAAGAGGCGGATTTGAACCAGCAGATGAAAACGATGTACCTGTATTCGAAGGACGTTTTAATGCTGGAGCAATTTCATTGAACCTTCCATTGATTTACTTAGACGCAAAGGCTCGTGGCGTTGATTTCATGAAAGAACTTGATTACTATCTTGAGATGATTAGACAGTTACATATCAAAACAAAAGCATTCCTTGGTGAAAAGAGAGCGAGCATTAATCCTCTTGGGTTCACACAGGGTGGTTTCTATGGTGGTAACTTACGACCAGATCAGAAGTTAAAAGAGTCAAAAAAACTGATGGAAGCAACAACCTACAGTTTCGGAATCACGGCTTTGAATGAATTGCAGCAGGCTTATAATGGGAAATCCATTGCTGAAGACGGAGAGTTTGCACTTGAAGTATTACAACACATCAATCGCAAAGTTAACGAATACAAGCAGGCAGATCACATTTTATATGCAATTTATGGTACACCGGCAGAAAGTCTCTGTGGAAAGCAGATCAAGCAGATGCGCGAGTATGTTCGTGAAAATATGGAGCAGCTTGAAGCAGCTGGATACACAGTCAGACACACAGGAGACGGAGATTATGTTATCGATGGTGTTTGTGATAAGGAGTATGTATCCAACAGTTTCCATTGTCATGTAACTGAAGATATTACACCAATTCAAAAACAAGACTCAGAAAACAGATTTTGGAATCTTTGTAATGGTGGTAAGATTCAGTACATCAGATATCCTCTTGGATACAACAAAAAAGCAATGAGAACTTTGATTGACAGAGCTATGGATCTTGGCTTTTATGAAGGAGAAAACCTCGCTTTGAACTATTGTGATGATTGCGGATATGAACAGATTGATATGGCAGATGTATGTCCAAAATGTGGTAGCCGAAATATCACAAAAATCGATCGTATGAATGGATATCTTGCATTCTCGAGAGTTCATGGGGCGACTAGATTAAATGATGCTAAGATGGCAGAGATTAAAGACCGTAAATCAATGTAATACAAACATAAAGAGTCAGCCGATTGGTTGGCTCTTTTTGTATACGATATATTCGTTATTTCCATGTTTAGAACTTACTCATATTTATTAAGAAACATACAAAAATAGCTTATAAAGTAGGAGTATTGAAAATGTGGAAAGATATTATTGGTTGGGAAAAATATTATGAGATTAATGAACATGGAGACGTTCGAAATAAATTAACAAAACATTTGGTTATAGGTGATAAAAATAGTATTGGGTATATGCGTGTTTGTTTATACAATAAAAATCACAATCCGAAGAAACAACGATTTTTTTAGGCATCGATTAGTTGCAACACATTTTATACAAAATCCATATAACCTTCCAGAAGTAAATCATTTGGATACTGATATCACAAATAATGATGTAAGTAATCTCGAATGGGTAACAAGAAATGAAAATGAGCAACATTCGAGATTGTTAGGTCATAAACCATACAAACCATTTGTTGTTACAAAAGAAGATGGAAACAAAATAAAATATGATAATAGAATATCATTGGCAAAAGAATTAAATACCTCAAGACAAACGATCAAAAACTGGCTAAAAGGTAGATCAAAAGGCTATAAAAACTACGGCATCACGAGTATTCAATACGTTGATTCATCCCATATTTATACTAACAATAATCAGAAAGGAATGTAAAAACTTATGGCATCAAAAACAACTCAAAACCAAAACCAAATCACACGCTGGTCTGTAATGCTTGGTGTTAATCCTGGATATGATAATACGGTCCATTTTACGCCAGATTTGGCCATCCAAAAAGCTATTCCCTTCATCAGACAGCGTTTTTCCGGTTACTCGGAAGTTGGTGTAGCACCTGCTGCCGCTGTCTACAATCGGGCATGGGGATGTCCTGATGGCGGAGAAGTCGGTGTCGTTCTAAAAGGAAACATAAAAGGAAACATGAGCGAGGATCAGAAAGAACAGATTGAAGAATCACTCGCTGCTTTGATGGCTGATCTTGGTCAGTCAACAGGTACAGTCGAATACGAATCATTAAGTATCAATGGATGTGATCATCGCAATAGCACCTATATTCAGAACGAATACGAAGAAAACGTAGAAAGATCTGAAGACACACTGATCAAATCAAGCTTTACGGATAACGAAAGCGGTATCCATTTTCACATCCGATTGCGCGGAGATATGGAAGAGATCGGAAATCTGTTGCAGAATCAAATGGAAACCGTAGAAGATGGAGAGTATACGGTGACTGGTGTGCTGACAAGAGAGAACGTTGCAGTATGTTATAAGGGCACACAAAATCTGGTATTTGCACCAGACTGTAATGCATATTTGGACGCCTTAAATAAGGTCGTTGAAACAGTGCAGGATTATTTGTGTGGAGATCCAGTAATCGACGTCTCATCAGTGGGCGACGAAATCAATGATGTTCCAAACAAACCGTTATTATCAGACGGAACTGAAGATTTTGATCCAGGAGATGATCTCTAATTGATCGAAATCAAGAACTCCCTCATCTTTAGATGAGGAGTTAGAACCCAGAGTTACGATATCTAAAGCGCACATTACGAAGGCAGAATATTTAATCGTAACCGGAAGAATCGAGCCCCTAATATCTGACACATTCAGGTATTTCGGGCTCTTTCTTTTTGGTTACGAATATATTAATATGCTGCCTTTTGATCCATATTTAGGATAACGAATCAGTACACAAAAAGGAGAGACTATTATGTATGATATGGATGTAAACGAAATCAAACAGCTTATCAAAAAGTCAAAAATGGAAAACGGGATGACAAAAGACGAGGCAACTTTGAACTATTATGACGAACTTTCGTTGCTGCTTGAAGATATCGAGTACTTTACTTTGTATTTGAAACGACACAAAACAAGTAAATTCAACTTCGATATCAAAGTCAATTATGGCAGTTCTTCGAAATCATTCATGGATATCTGGAAACTGTACGAATATCGCAAAGACAGAGAGAGTATCGATGCTACGTTTGCAAAGTTTTCGCTTCTGCAGGCTATTATCGAAGATTTGGCAAACGATACATATGTATACGGAACTCATGAGATCCAGAGATTTATTTTAAACTTTGAATCTGAAGATGGATTGAAAATCGAGGACTATGTATCTGATTTTGTTAACTCCAATTCTGCTTCAAAAGTAAAGAACAAGATCGATGCTATTAAACACGAACCGGTTTTGGATCCAGAGCTTGCGAAAACTGTAAGAGCAATTATGCGGGAACAGAATATTTAATCGTAACCGAAAGAATCGAGCCCATAATATCTGACACATTCAGGTATTTCGGGCTCTTTCTTTTTGGTTACGAAATGTATTAATCTGCTACACTCTGCTCCATATTTATGGAAAACGGGTGTATGGAGGTCTGTTTTATGAGCAAATTGAAACGTTTTGTAGTCTTGTTTTTATCATTATTCATTCTTGTTGGTACCATGTCCGGATGCGCAGAACTTGTGTCCTCAGAAACGATCACGGTCAACGCGGAAATCAGTAATACATATCATAGCGGTTTTTATCAAACTCCAATGAAGATCGGAAATACGACAACCTATATAACGCCCCCTGAAAGTTGGGCTACGTATATCATATACGAAGACAAAGAATATGTGATTGGGACAAAAGAGATATACGATCTCTGCAAAGACAGAAATGGAGAAACAGTGCAGGCTACATTTATCGTCAAAACATATGATAACGGCACTGTCATATACAATTTAACCGACGTCGAATAATGGGAAACAAGAGAGTCATCCATGAGGTGGCTCTTTTTGTATGCCCATATTTCGGTTTTGTATATTGTATTCAGTATTTACCCTCTTTGGAACCCATATTTAGTGCATCTAAAAAAAAGAAAGAGAGATGCACTATATGGATAACAAAATTATCAGCTTGTTTTCCGGATGTGGCGGAATGGATCTCGGGTTCGAACGAGCTGGTTTCGAAATCCCGGTCGCCAATGAATTCGATGCCACAATCTGGGAAACGTACAAACGAAATCATAAAAATACGCATCTAATTGAAGGCGACATCAGAAATGTAACTAAATCAGATCTTGAACCCTATCTTAGGTTGCGACCAGGAGAACAATTGGCAGGAATTATAGGCGGACCACCATGTCAGTCGTGGTCAGTAGCCGGAGCCGGAAAAGGAATTGAAGATAAGCGAGGACAGCTTTTCTTTGAATACATTCGTGTGCTCCGGGAATTTCGACCACAATTCTTTGTAGCTGAGAATGTTCCCGGGATGATATCAAAGAAACATGCGGATGCGGTTGATCGGATCCTTTCTTTGTTTGCCGAGTCTGGTTACAACGTTTCCGTATATAAAACAAATGCTTGTAACTATGGATTAGCGCAAACGAGAGAACGGATCTTCTATATTGGCATCCGAACTGATCTTGATATTTCATTTGTATTTCCAGACGGAGATCCAGAACATATTGTAACACTGAAGGATGCTATTTGGGATTTACGAGACAATGCTGTTCCAACACTTGCAAGAAACAAACGTAATCCTGCAGCGGTTAATAACCATGAATATTATGTTGATAGTTATTCTCCGGTATTTATGTCCAGAAACCGTGTCCGCAGCTGGGATGAGCCTGGTTTTACAGTGCAGGCATCCGGACGCCAATGTCAGATACATCCAAACGCACCAAAAATGCAGCAGATATCAAAAGATTCGTACTGTTTTGTCCCGGGTGCTAAAGATCGGTATCGAAGAATGAGCGTCCGAGAAGTAGCAAGACTACAAGGGTTTCCGGATGATTTTGAATTCATGTATGAAAATGCGAATAATGGATACAAAATGATCGGAAACGCAGTACCAGTTAATATGGCAGAAGCGATTGCTAGAAATCTGATGAATGCATTGAAAGCCAGCCTCGATATTTCAAATAGTACTATGGAAGGCTAAGCAAATTAGAGATCGACTTTATATTGGGGTTGGTCTCTTTTTGTTTCCAAAGTATTTGTGTGCGATGGTTTTAACCCATATTTAGGATAACAAACACACACAATAAAGGAGGAAACAAAATGAGTGAAGCAACAAAAATGAGTGAACCTGTACATGGATACAAAGTGTTTAATCCAGATTGGACATGTAAACCAATCGGGGGTTCAAGCAAACAGTATACCTGTCCAGGTAAATTCGAAGAAGAAGGAGAACTTGAAATTTGCGAACATGGAATGCATTTCTGTCAAACAGCTGCCAAATGTTTTAATTATTATGAATTTAACAGCAAAAACAAGGTTGCAGAAGTTATTGCCTATGGTGAGGTAAGAACAGATGGTGATAAGTCATGCACGAACAAGCTTGAAATCGTGCGTGAAGTCCCGTGGGATGAAGTGTTACGAATCGTCAATATTGGAAAGAATTGCACTGGTTTACGTAATACGGGAAACGAAAATGCTGGTCACCGGAATGCTGGATCTTGTAACGAAGGAGACTGGAACACCGGTGACCACAACATTGGTGATAGTAATACTGGAAACTGGAACACAGGTTATTATAATACTGGACGCTGTAATTCCGGAAACAAAAATACAGGACCAGGCAATGCTGGAAACGATAATGCTGGAGGCAGAAACGATGGGGATGGCAATACTGGAAATTATAATGAAGGAAATTTCAATACAGGCGACTACAACAGTGGAGACAGCAACACCGGAACCTGGAATATTGGAAAACATAATTCTGGTAACTGTAACATTGGCAACTGGAATACCGGGGACTGGAACAAATCATTTTTTAATACCGGCTGTTTCAACACAGAAGAAACAACAATTATGCTGTTTAATAAACCATCGAATTGGACTTTTCGTCGTTGGTTAGAGTCCAATGCAAGGGTTTTGTTAACTCAGATGCCAAAAAGAACAGTCGAATGGGTAGATAAAGGGGATATGACTGACGAAGAAAAAGAGTTGCATCCGACTTATGAAATAGCAGGCGGTTACCTGAAAAGACTGAAAAACTTGGATCTTATTCAGTCTTGGTGGAATAATCTTTCTCTGATGGAGAAGGAGACCATCAAAGCGATTCCGAACTTTGATCCTGATATTTTCTACGAGTGCACAGGAATCAGAGCGGACTAAAAATGCAAAGAAGAGACTTCAATTGAGGTCTCTTTCTTTTTGTTTCCGTTTCTTTTGTGTGCAGTAGTTTAGTCCCATATTTAGGACAACAAATAAAAAGCACACAATACAAGGAGGAAACGAAAAATGATTAATGTTACAAGATTAAGTGACAGAGCGTATGGATACAAGGTATTTAATCCTGACTGGTCCTGTAATCCGCGAGAACATGATGCACAGGAACAATATACTTGTCCAGCTAGATTTGAAGACGATGAAATGGATGTTCAAAGACAAGGAATGACATTCCGTCCGACCACAATTGGTTATTTCAAATCTGGACTTTACAAGTTTGATAGCAATACTCATGTAGTCGAAGTAATAGCTTACGGCGATATTGGAAAAAGTGAACATGGTACGCTATGTTGGACAAACAAACTTGAAATTGTTCGGGAACTTTCCTGGGAAGAAGTTTTAAGTCTTGTTAATATCGGCAAGGATTGTACTGGAATTGGTAACACAGGCGAATGTAATACTGGAAATTATAACTCTGGTTCTGACAACGAGGGTGACCGGAATGTAGGTTATTACAACTCAGGACGCGGAAATGTAGGAGATCATAACACTGGAGACCATAATACAGGAAACCATAACAGCAGCTATGATAATACTGGACATTACAATTCTGGGTACAGAAATTCAGGAGATTATAACGCAGGATGTTATAATACCGGGAAGTCAAATACAGGAGATTATAATATAGGTAATTACAATGACGGTGATTACAACACTGGTGATCAAAATACTGGACATCATAATACTGGACGCAAGAATGTAGGAGATAGCAATACAGGTTATGAAAATACAGGAAATAATAATACCGGAAACAATAACAGAGGAAAGAGTAATACTGGAAATTATAACTCTGGAAATTATAATACCGGAAATCGAAACATTGGAAACCGAAATACTGGCGACTGGAATCTATCTGCCTATAACAATGGTTGCTTTAACACAGAGGAAACAATAATTATGCTGTTCAACAAACCATCAAACTGGACTTATAGTCAGTGGTTAAAAAGTAAAGCGTGTCATCTGCTGAACGATATTCCAAATCGTACAGTTGAATGGATTTGGTCAGACAACATGACTGATGAAGAAAAAGAATTAAATCCAGGTTATGAAACAGTAGGCGGATACCTTAAAGTTTTCTCACAAGATGAAAACCGTAATATGGTTCAAGAGTGGTGGGATGAATTAGATGATTCTGAAAAGAAGACAATTCTTTCAATTCCGAATTTTGACGCAGACATTTTCTATAAATGTACTGGTGTAAATGTACAGCTTGAGTCCTAACAAAAATCAGAGACTGACCTTTTGGTTGGTCTCTCTTTCGTTTCCGGTATTTTTGTGTGCAGTAGTTAGTACCATATTTAGGATAACAAAGAACAACGCACACAATTCAAGGAGGAAACAAGTATGCCAGAGAAAAAAGATATGTCCAACAGTTGCGATTTCATGTATCAAGATTATTGGACAAAAGCGAACGTAACGCACGAACTCACACAGGAAGACTGGATGCGATGGTACAACGAACATTGTGCTAATTGTAAGTACATGTGCGAAATCTGCATGTACGGAGAAGATTAACTAAAGTATAGAGCCTAAAATGTTTGATAAATTCAGACATTTCGGGCTCTTTCTTTCAGTTGCAAACATGTTCCGTTTCCGGTTACTTTGTGTGTAATAATCTTATCCCATATTTAAGATAACGATGGACACACAAACAAGGAGGAAACAAAAATGATAAGAATGAGCAAAGAAGAAATCAAGAAGAGATATGGATTAAGAGAAGGCAATCAGGAAAAGATGTTAAAAATGCTTTGCATGATAAGTCTTTTCGATTGGGAATTCCCAATGTTTGACCAGATTGATGAATTTTTCAAAACACAGCCGAGCACAGCAATTGAATGTTTTGATAAAATCTGGAAGGCAGATGATGCTCTTGAGGTTTTAGATTGTACGAATGCAATCAAAGAAAACGAACATATCTTTTTGGAGAAAAGAAGTGGTTACGATGAAGTGAAACCTTATATAAAGGATTCCTGGAGTGATATCTTCAAGATCGAATCACGACCATTTCCGAATTACGACGAATTATCAAACAAGTATTACAAGATGTCTGATAAGGTTGCAGGAACAGAGTTGGAACAGTACTTAGAAAAACCGACAATTCCGTATATGAACGTGCTTACAGTCACAGAAGAAGGACGTATTTTGTATAGCGCGTTAAGAGCAATCGAAAACCAGCTTTAAACAGAACAAGGGATCTCACATATGAGGTCTCTTTTCTTTTTGTTCCCGGATGTTTTGTGTGTAGCAGTCCAGTCCCATATTTAAGACAAATAATTAAGTACACATAAAGGAGGAAACAAAATGAGTGATGAGACCAAAAAGAATGAATCTGTACACGGATATAAGGTATTTAGACCGGACTGGACTTGCAGTCCATGCGGGAATACAAAACAGTATACATGTCCAGGCAAGTTCGAGGAAGAAGGAGAAATCGAAGTTTGTGGCAACGGAATGCATTTCTGTCAAAAAGCAGCAAACTGTTTTAATTATTATGGCTTTGACAGTAAAAACAAAGTTGCCGAAGTAATCGCTTACGGTGATGTCGTAACAGATGGTGATAAGTCATGTACAAATAAGCTCGAAATCGTGCGGGAGCTCTCCTGGAAAGAAGTATTAGATCTTGTTAATACTGGCAATGACTGTACTGGGTTAAAAAACACTGGAAATGAAAATGCTGGGAATTTGAATTCTGGAGATTATAATACTGGAGATTTCAACACTGGCGATGATAACAGAGGATATTGGAATTCTGGAAACCAAAATTCTGGACATTATAATACAGGATCTCAAAATTCAGGAAACAAAAACACTGGCTCTTATAATAGCGGTGGTTGGAATTCTGGTGATTGTAATTCAGGTGATTTTAATATAGGTTATGAAAATTCAGGCAGTAATAACACTGGATGTAAAAATGCTGGATATTATAATACCGGTGACGAAAATATTGGTAACTGTAATACGGGGGATAATAACACAGGTGATCTTAATAGTGGACATTTTAACCTGGGAGCTGAAAATACAGGCAATCGGAATCTTGGTGATTCTAATTCTGGAGACTGGAATAAATCATCTCACAATTCTGGTTGTTTCAACACCGAAGAACACAAAATCATAATGTTCAATAAGCCTTCTAACATGACTTATACTGACTGGCAGGATAGCGATGCATGCGCTTTGTTAGACAGTATGCCAGACGTATCAACAAAATGGGAAAAAGAAGCTTGTATGACCGATGACGAGAAGACTTCTTACCCAACTTACAAAACAACAGGTGGATACCTGAAGGTTATTAACAACATAGATGGTAGACAAAAATGGTGGAATGATCTTTCGGATTCCGACAAAGCTGTCATTAAAGCAATTCCAAACTTTGATCCTAATATTTTCTTCGAATGTACAGGAATCAAGGTAAATTAATCACAAACTAGAGACTGACCAATCGGTTGGTCTCTTTTTGTTTCCGATTTTTTTTGTGTGCCGCAGCCAAACACATATTTAGGATAATAAAAATGTTACACACAAAAAGGAGGAAACAAAATGAGTAAAGTGACAGAAACAAACGGACCAATACACGGATACAAGGTATTTTATCCGGATTGGACCTGTAGACCAAATGATAGGGCGATATCAAAACAATATTCATGTCCTGGAAAGTTTGTAGAAATGGGTCATCTCGATCTCAGCGAACATGGAATGCATTTTTGTACACGTTTATCGGACTGTTTTTCTTATTATAGCTTTAATCCTGAAAACAAAGTAGCCGAAGTGGTTGCTTATGGAAAAGTTATAACAGATGGTAATAAATCGTGTACCAATAAGCTCAAGATAATTCGCGAACTTTCATGGGATGAAGTATTGCATCTTGTCAATATGGGTGATCTTTGTACCGGTTTTGAGAATACAGGCGGTCTTAATTCAGGAAATCGAAATGCAGGCAACGGAAATTCTGGATCATATAATTGCGGACACAGAAATTCTGGAGACTTTAATACCGGAAATAACAATTTCGGTAGTAACAACACAGGTGGTCAAAATATTGGAAGCGGTAATGTAGGTTCCTATAACGTAGGTACAGGAAATACAGGTTATGAAAATTCTGGAAATTATAATTCTGGTCGCAAAAACACAGGAAGTTATAATTCAGGATCGAAAAATGCAGGAAAATACAATTCCGGAAATAATAACACCGGCAGTAAAAACAGTGGTGATCATAATTTTGGAGACAGAAACGCAGGTGACTGGAATCAGTCATCTAATAATTCTGGCTGTTTCAATGTAAAAGAGCACAAGATCATGATGTTCGATAAGCCGTCAAACATCACTTATGAAGACTGGCTCTGTTCGGACGCAAGATATTTGTTAAACCAGATGCCTGGGTTCAATGTTGACTGGGTGTTCGAAGTAGATATGTCTCAAAAAGAAAAAGACAGGCATCCAAGTTATAAAACAGCAGGTGGATTCTTAAAAATACAGGATGATTGTAGTCGTGTTCAATATTGGTGGGATAATCTTTCGGATACGGAGAAGGATACCATTAAAGCGATTCCGAACTTTGATCCTGATATCTTTTACGAATGTACCGGAATCAGAGTAGGGGTATTAAAAACAGATGTATCCGACAATAACGAACTCGTAGTCGAAAAACCCGACAGTGAAAACATCGATAGAGGTGAAACACTGAAGCGTATTCCTGATTACCTTATGCTTATAGACAAAATGCCTGTATATAACAGTCGTCATAGAAAACAGCGAGGAATTGATGATATCAAAAAGATTATGCGTGACCTTAAGTATGATGAGGAAGATATCGACGCTGTAGATGAACGATTCTGTGAGGGATTCGAAACTGCAAGACAGATTGCAACAGACATGTTAAGAGAAAGATATCATGAGTGTACAAAAACAAACTAGTTAAAACACAAGGAAGAGACTTCAATCGAGGTCTCTTTCTTTTCGTTTCCAGAGTATTAGTGTGCAGAAATCAGACACATATTTAGGATAACAAAAACATCACACACAAAAAAAAGGAGGAAACAAAATGAGTAAAGTGACAGAGACAAATGGACCAATACACGGATACAAGGTATTCAATTCAGATTGGACCTGTGATCCGTTAGGATTCAAACCAAAGCAATATGCGTGCCCTGGTAAATTCGAAATAGAAGGGGAACTTGAAATTTGCCATAATGGAATGCATTTCTGCCAAAAATTAGCAGATTGTTTTGAATATTATGCGTTCAATCCAGAAAACAAAGTAGCCGAAGTGATTGCTTATGGGAAGGTTCTTATAAGTGAAAGTGAGAAATATGGTAACAAATTATGTACCAATAAGTTAGAAATCGTACGTGAAGTTCCATGGAGTGAAGTGATAGCTCTTACCAATCTTGGAAATAATTGCACTGGATTTTCTAACACCGGTAACGATAATGCCGGAAGTTACAACACAGGACGTAAGAATACTGGTCATAGTAATACTGGATCTGGTAATGCTGGAAGTCACAACACAGGAGCTTTTAATATTGGAGGTTTTAACACAGGAGATCGCAACCTCGGATACAACAATGCTGGTGATTATAACGCTGGTCATAGAAACACCGGAGATCAAAATGCAGGCAATAGAAATACCGGAGATTATAATCCAGGATTTGGAAATGTTGGAGATAATAACAACGGAGACATGAATACAGGCAACTGGAATTATGGAAGTAATAACGTAGGAGACTGCAACATTGGTAATTTTAATACCGGTGACTGGAATGCATCTTCTTACAACACCGGTTGTTTTAACACAGAAGTACCAACAATGACGCTGTTTAACAAACCATCAGATTGGACTTATTACGATTGGTTAGAATCCGATGCAAGATTGCTATTGATGAGTATGCCAAAGGAAACGATTCAATGGATAGATAAAGAGGACATGGCTGACGAAGAAAAAGAAGTAAACCAAAGTTATGAAACAGCAGGTGGATACTTTAAAGTTTTCTCACAGGATGAAAACCGCAATATGGCTCAAAAGTGGTGGAATGAATTAGATGATTCTGAAAAGAGATGTATCTTTGCGATTCCAAATTTCGATGAAGATATCTTTTATAGATGTACGGGAATCAAAGTGTATTAAACTCACACTAGAGACTGACCGATTGGTTGGTCTCTTTTTTGTTTCCAAAGTATTTGTGTGCAGCAGTCTTATCCCATATTTAGGATAACAAAGAACAAACACACATAAAAAGGAGGAAACAAAATGAGTGAAGTAACAAAGATGAGTGGACCCGTACGTGGATACAAGGTTTTTTATTCGAATTGGACCTGTAGACCAGCAGGAGCTAAACCAAAGCAATATACTTGTCCTGGTAAATTCGAGGAAGAAGGAGAAATTGAAATTTGTGGTCACGGAATGCATTTTTGTACCCGGTTATTAGATTGTTTTAATTATTATTCGTTTAACCCAGAAAACAAAGTTGCTGAAGTGGTTGCTTATGGAGATATCAAAACAAATGGTGAAAAATCGTGTACTAATAAGCTTGAAATCGTACGCGAACTTTCCTGGGAAGAGGTATTACAGACTGTTAACACAGGTCTTGATAATTCCGGAATTGGTAATTCTGGAGATTGCAATAAGGGAAATTGCAATACTGGCGATCAAAATTCTGGACACAGAAACTCTGGTGATAGAAATCTTGGATACAAAAATACAGGTTGCGAAAACTATGGAAATCGAAACACAGGAGACAAGAACATTGGAGACAGTAACGTAGGTGATAACAACAAGGGAGATAGAAATGTTGGAGATTGGAATTATTCTTCGTTCAATTTTGGTTGTTTCAATACGGATACAGAATCAAAGATGAGGTTCTTTAATAAACCATCAGACTGGGCACCGATCGATTGGTTTGCATCCGATGCAAGAGCTTTATTATCCGATATTTCACTTACCGTGTATAAAGGGAAAGATGATCACTATGATTACTACTCGTCAATCGAGGATAGACAGAACTGGTGGGATAACCTGTCAGAAAAAGACAAAAATGTCATTAAAGAAATCCCAAACTTTGATCCGGAGATTTTCTACAGATGCACCGATATCAAAGTAGACTAAACTTACACTAGAGACTGACCGATTGGTTGGTCTCTTTTTGTTTCCATTTTTTTTGTGTGCGATGATTCGTTACATATTTAGGATAACAAAAAAAAATCACACACCGAAAAGGAGGAAACAAAAATGAAACACAATGTAACAAACAAGAGAGGATTATTAGTTTTAGCGGTCCTGATCATGTCTTTGTATCTTACCGGCTGTTATTATTCTGATCTTAACGAGAATTCAAACGAAAGCACTCAAATAACAGAGCAGAGAGCGGATTCAAAATCAGTATCTAATTCTTTAGAGCCGGTTTTTGTAAAGTACGATGACACATGGCATATCTATTATCAAAATCCAGATGACAACGAAATTAATCGTCTGTACGATAAGAATGGATTAGATGTTGGACGTGTTAGATCGTATTACAATTCCGCCCATGGCGAATACAATACCATGAGATTATCCTTTGAGGACGAAAATGGAGATCAGAACTACTCCTATGTTATGGTCGATGCAATTCTTGATATCGATTCATATCGTTTATCATTAGAAAACGAAGGAACGGATGACGACTGGTCTGCGTTCGGTTTGGAGAATCCGAACGAATAGGATCCGCCAAAATGTAACCAAAAACGAAAGAGAAAAAGAAAGAGAATAGAACCTGTATGTTAATATGTGGGTTCTTTTTCTTTTGGTTACAGAAAAAACGGATCCGAAATCTTAAGAAATCTGACGAAGTTTTCAAAAAATGAGCCTTATTAATGATAGGGAAATAAACTATTAACAAAAGTACGGATGGAAGGAGAAAATATTATGTTAGATGCTATATTTGGTGTTTTGCTTGTTGGAACTATTTTGTTTGGCATTCTATCTGGTTCTGAAGATCGTGGTGTCGCTATATTGGAGATAATTATCATTGCTATCGGATGTATATACTTTGGTTGGTAGCAAGATGTTTTCGTATCTAGATGTTTTTGTTGCCGTTATTTCATCTCCAATTAATCGGATACAAAAAGAGAGGGCAACGAATGATCCGTTACACAGTCAGTGTACCTATTGTTATTAAACCCGAACGAAATACATATTTAAGATAACCAACAATTACACACAAAGAAAAGGAGAATATTATTATGCTTATCTTTTTAGTCGCACTTATTGCTATGATTGTTTTCTATATCGTATACACAGAAACGATGTTTACCAGCATTGGTGAAATAGCAGAAAGGTTATCATCCATTGCGTTTTGGGTTGTTTTCGTTTCCTTTATCATCTTTGTTTGGGTTCATATTGGAACAGACTCAAAGATTATGAAAAACGAGATCAGATACAACGCTTTGCTTAACGAAGTAAAGATTGCGGATGCAGGAAACGATGATGCTGCAAAAATATTAGCAATCAAAGATGTTTCTGAATGGAATCAGAAAGTCAAAGAAGATAAATACTGGACGTACAATCCATGGACATCCTGGTATCATAACGAGAAAGTTGTCGATGCAGAAAAGGTTATCAAGTTACCATGGAACACAGACAACGATTAACAAGAAAAAGAGAGTCTGCCTTATGGCGGGCTCTTTTCTTTTCGTAGCCTGATGTTTTCGTTGTCGTTATTTCGTGTCCGCTGAAGTTGATTTTATATATAGTGTCCAATAAATCGGACACAAAAAGAGAGGGCAACGAATGATCGGCTACAAAATTACGGTATCTGTTGTAATTGTGTTCGAACGAAGCACATATTTAGGACAACAAACAAAACGTACACATATAAGGAGGAATTAAAATGTTATTATTTTTATTAACCGTTGGAGCTATTTTATCAATCATCGGTGTCGCTTTGTTAGCAGTCTGTCGTATCAAATATAGTTACGATGCAGAGGCTCTTGGTAAGAGTTTGCTGACGGCTGGTATGCTGCTTGTGTTTATCGCTGGCGGCGTATACATTGGCGTAACATACGTCAATCCAATGATCGGTGCATAAAAGGAATGAGCTTGCCTTCAGGGTGGGCTCTTTTCTTTTCGTAGCCAGACGTTTTTGTTGCCACTATTTCGTGTTCAAGTTGCTAGTCTATCTGTGTACAAAAAACGGCAACGAATAACCGGCTACAATTCTTTTGAGCCCATACGTCGTGGGCATTATTTCGTGTCCGCGTATTCGGTTGTAAATTATCGAGTTCCATAATCCGGACACAAAAAGGAGCCCACTAAAAAGCAGGCTCAATTTCTTTTGTTTAACAGCAGACTCCCAGAAATTTTGCTATTCTGGGATCGAAATCAGAATCGATGTCCTTCATCATATCCTCATGAATCTGTTCGAGTTCTGCTTTTTTAGAAGCATACTCAGATTCGTACAAACCTGTTGCAAACTCCAACTTTGTAAGCATTCTTGCGAAATACTCTTTGTTTGCATCAGAGTTTGATGAATCTCTGACCAGAAGACAGATCTCAAGAGATGTAACCTGTGTACTAATTTCACGCAGGGTGTCTTTTGAAACGACCTTATAAAGAGTTATAAAATCGTCATCCGGATCATCTTTTGACAGAATATAACGCTTTCCATCATAGACAAATCCGATCTTACTTTCGGTCACCTTTACAATGTAAAGGTTTTTAAGATCTTTTATTTCGATACTGAAGTCTGCAGTATCATTTTCTAAAACACGCATTTCTTCTTCCTCCTTGAATGTGTATGGTTATTTGTTGTATTAAATATGGGATTGAAGAGTGTGCGATAAATAGAGTATCCGAATCCGGATACACAATATTAGAATACAAAGGCAAAAGAAAAGACACACAGTAATAACTGCATGTCTCTTTTTGAGTTTACAACTTATTTGGACTCGGCAACTTTCTTGAGGAACTCTTGTACATCTTCACGTTTCAGGAATTCTTCTTCTCTTTCGTCCGTAGATAAGGTATCTTCCTTTGAAGCCAAAGCTTCTCTGTAAGAATGTAAAGTAATATCCAAAGCTGTTGTTGCTTTGCGTCTGGAAATTGAAGTCTCGGCTTCTGTCGTAACAGGATTGTACTTTTTCCAGTATTTCCGATGAAAGTACAAAACTGATAATGCATCTTTGTTTATAAGTGCATTGATTGGCACATATAGACGATGGTATGTGGTTTTCCCGTTTTCAGATTTTTCTGGGAATCCAACAGAAATCATGTCGGTATACCTTTCTGGATCATTCCAGCGCAAATTAGGATTAGAAATCGGTTTTTCTTCCCAAACATGATCATAATCTTTCATGTATGGGAAATCTCTTCCCAAAATCTGCGGAAGTATCATAGCTCTAATTGTCTCATCTGTGTAGGATTTTGAACCGTGACCAGATGTTTTAAAGAATTCATCATTGATATCCTTAATCTGGTCATTAAGTCTTGCAATTTCTGCTTTGATATCATCGATCTTCTGTTTCTTTTCTGCCCATTCGTCTGCGTATAAACTGGTCGCAAATCCAAGTTCTGTAAGAGCCTTTGCAAAATATTCACGATCGAGATTACTATAAGTTATAGTAAGTGGGTGACGTTTGGATACGTCTCTGATAAACCATGAAATACGAATTGACTTGTCAGTAGAGTTTATGAACCTCATATTCACAAACCCATAATCGTTTGTGAAAATTCGCTCATAGAAGTACAGTAAAGAGTTGCAAAAATCACTGACATCGATAATCGCAAAATGCCGATCCTCGTAATCAAAATACAGCTTTCGAAGCGTTACTTTAGTGATTCGAAGTTGCATGATATCTTCAATGTTAAGTGGTGCTGGATTGAAATCATCATTTCCGTCATTAGAGTTACCAAGTCCTGTTTTATTAATATTACCCATTGTTTTGATCTCCTTTCGTTTGATCTATTTTATTTGGTATCCTAAATATGTGCTCGAAAGAGACAAAAGAAAAGACACACAACAATCGCTGCATGTCTTTCTCCAGGTTTAGGAACTTATTCGGCAACTTTCTTGAGGAACGCCTGAACGTCATCACGCTCAATGAATTCCTTTTCTCTGGCGTCGTATTTACCGAAACCGTAATCGTGCCAGTATTTCAGATGACAGTCAATAATTGCCTGTGCATCTTTTCCCATCAAAGCCGAGATAGGAGTGTACAGGGAATGTGCTATCACTTTTCCATCTTTTGTTTCCTCTGGAAAGCCAATATAGATCCAGTCATTGAAACTGAAATCTTTGTACACGTCAATCTTAAAACAATCTTTCAGGTATGGTAAGCGTCTCATCAATAAGTACTTCGAAACATCCCCAGATTCACACTGATAGCTATTTGCTATAATATAAAAAGTCGCAGGCTTCCGGACTTTACGCGCCCAGGAACCTTTATATTCTGTAAATTCAGAATATCCCTGACTTTTGTAAATAGCAGTACAGTAACCAATAGGTTCTCCTTCTGGTCTTGCTCCCGGAACAGCGATTTCTGTTGACAGACTAGATTTACTCATATAACGAGCCGCCGCTGCAACAATCTCATCGTCTGTGAAATACTGGGACATGTACTTATAGTCGCACCAGAACATAAGCACATATTTCCGGAAGTCTGGATCAGCAAGTCTATCTTCCATTTCTTTACGGCATTTGTTCCTTTCGGCTTCTTTCTGTAAACCAACGGCATCCTTTACAAGACGCATCATCAGTTCCTCTTCTGTGATATCAACATACTGTTTAATAAGTTCGATATCGATTAAATTATTCTTTGCCATGTTTTTATTCTCCTTTTCTTAATTGTTTATTGTATTAAATATGTGTTTTGTCAGGCGCAAACATTTCGAAACCGTCATTTAGATGTCCGACGAAACGTTCCAGCTATAGGAAACATGTATTGAACATCATTAGTTATAGGTTTCGTTTATATATATAGCGCCCAAAATATGAGAACACAAACAAGAGACAACAAAAAGAGACTGGCATTAACCAGTCTCAATTTTTGTTTGTTATCGTTCGAAACCTAAGACAGAAGCAATTTTATCTGCCAAAACATCATAATCAGTACCGTAGATGATAGCAGAACAGTCGTCTTCATCTTCTCGTTCTGGATTTGGAATATCATCAGTCGTGATTCCTTTGTCGTCCAGGAAGTCCTCAAAAATATCGATGAGCTGTCCGATTAATTCTGGCTTTTCAGCATCAGCAACTTTCAGTTCCCACGTTGGTTTGAATGTACTCATATTGTTTTCCTCCTTGAATTCAAATGATTTGTTATCTTAAATATGGGTTCCGGAGTAGTAATCGAAGTGTATTCTGCAGCTTTCGGAATCTATACAACTATATTCTTAGTTTCGTATCAAAACTTGCACTAGTGTTGTTATTGAATACCTATGAATGGTTCCAAGCAGTAATCGAAGTGTATTATACAGCTTTCGGAACCTATGCTTCGTATTCTTAAAAACGTATCACGAGAACTTGTTTCGAGTGAACTGTACACCGTAAGGTGTGGTATCAAAATCTGCACTAGTGTTGTTATTGAATCCCACTCCTTTGGAGTACAGGTCACGTGAGATAAACTCCCGTGATACTAATAATAGGTTCCAGAGTGGTAATCGAAATGTTTTCTGCAGTCTCTGGAACCTATACCTCGTATTCGAGAAATCGTATCAAAACTTGCACTAGTGTTGTTATTGAATACCTATGTGCGGTTCCAAGATGGTAATTATGAAATGTTATGCAGTTTTCGGAACCCATCGTCTGTTTTTTTTCAATTATAACCAAACCATTATCTCAACCTTTGAACACAGTTTTCTGTTTCCTTTGCTTTTTCGTTATCCATATTTAGGATAACAAAAACAATGAACAACGAAACAGAAAGGAATATAGATTATGATTTTATTTAGCAGAAAGAGAAATCAGGAAAAGCAAAATATATTACGTGCACCTAAGAAACCAAATTATGAGTTTAAAACCTATCAGTTACCGAGTGGATATTGCGGTCCAACGAAAAGGCTCGGAAAAGATGTATTAATTCCATTGAGCCCTGAAACAAATACGAATGTCTTAGTACTCGGAGCAGCGGGCTCCGGGAAGAAATACAGTTATATCGAGCCCAATATTATGACCGCAGATCATCATAGTAACTGTATCGTCTATATGGGAAAATCAGAAGCCGAAAATATTGTCGAACGTATGACAGAAAGAAAAACATTTGAGATCGACTTAAGCAAAAGACCAATCGATTACTTCTCTTTGATTACTGATCGTGCGGATGCGGAACGATTCGTAAACAAAATGTTTAATGCTCATAAGTTTCTTTTTGATGACGAAAAGACAGATGAATTCTTTTTGGAAGCCGAAAAGAGAGCTCTTTTAGATATCATTTTGGTACTTCTTGACCGTCCTGAAAAATGCAATCACAAGAATATTGTTGAAAAGCTATCTGGGGATACCAGCGGAGATGCTGCTTATTGGTCAGAATCAATTCGATCTCTGTCTTCGGCTGTCAGAGAATCTGTGATTATGAGTTTGATGGTCAGACTTAACGAATTATTACCAGGAGATACAATCGATCTCTCAACTCTTGTTCATGACTTTATGCATAAAACAAATACTGTTTTGTTTGTGGAAACGGACTGGTTTGAAAAAAGCGTTTACGAATCAATCTTTTTGGATGAACTCGTGTACCGGTATACAATGATGTATGACGAAAAAGCCCCGATGACGAGAGTGATTATGGATGAAGCGAGTCTTTGTTTTTATGATACCAGATTGTTTTGTGTTGAAGCACGTCGATTCAGATTGAGTGTTGATTTTATTTATCAGTCCATCACAAATTTGAAAATGCAGCATCCCGATGACTACAATACAGTCCTTTGTAATGCAATTGCAATCGTATGTTTGGGAACCAATGATAAGCAAACGATCGAATTTTTGACAGAAGCAGCCGGAATTACAACAGACGATGCCGGAACAACACGAAATTATATGATTGATCTACGTGTAATGCCACATGAAGATGAACTTATTTTGTGTCCAACTTTGGATAAAGATCCAATTATTGCAAGAAAGATCAGGTTTTAAGAAGTATGGCTGGAATTCTCGGTTAATTGTTTTGCATGTATGCCAAAATTGAATCAGAACTGTTTCGTTTCCGGTGACGAGATTTCTATATTTTGAGCCTTATCATAAGCAAACGAAAACACGTGTAAATTATGTTGGCTCTGGAAGTTAGAAATCAGAACAACCGGAAACAAAAACATGTTGCGAACAGAAAGGATCAGTTTTTATGGAAATAAAAGAATTTAGCGTACGAGAAGTGAATATAGCACTTGATCCATCCTGGACTCCAACAAATCTGCAAGTAATATTCAAAAAGATCGATGAAACCAGGTTTCGAGTTTGTGGGATTCGGTATCGATTTGGTGGGGATCCTGTACAGAAACTTTATGGGATTTTTGATTATGATATCAATATCAGTGGAGCTCCGATAGATCGTACCGATAACATCTTGAAACAGTATTATCCTGGTGGAATCGAGGAAGTCAAAGAGACTTTTGGCTCAGAAGCTAATTATGTGATCGCCGATTCATGGATTCCATATATAGTTCCTCTTGATCCATACGAGATCGAAGAAGAATATACATCTGAAGACGAAGCGTTGAGAGCGATGCAGGAATATATCAAAAGTGAATTGAATGGAGAGCAACCAGAATTTGAGAAACACAGGCAGTGTCCATCCAGCATGATTAGATCGATTACAAATTGTGGTGTAGCGAAAAGTTAGAAATAAGTTTTTGTTTTCCGACACATATTTAGGGTAACAAATTGAGAAGGGGAATAATTATCATGATTAAGATACCAGAAATAACATCAGCCGAATTATTAAATCGATTGGAGACAGCTTTGTATTCGAACGAAGAATTAGAACATAGTCAGCACTTCCAGGACGTGAAAAATATGGAAGTGAATCCAGACGACATCGATTCTGATTTACAGGGACCAAATCCGGCACAGATGCAGACTTCTACACAAAGTTTTGTTGTATGGACGGACGATTTGCAATGTTTGATAACGGGCGACCTGGAATGCGCTGACGAAGATCTCGATCGCTAATGATCATTGAACAATACCTGCGGATACTCATAATGGGTGCCCACAGGTATTATTTTTGTTTTGCAGATATCTTTCCCGGCACATATTTATAGTATCCAAAACAAAACACAGAAAAGGAGAAATATTATGACACCAGAAGATTATTATTTAGAACAAAGAGAACAGGTTCATGATGACGTCGTTAACTTACAGGAAAAAGCTTTGCGTCTTGCGTGCAAAGAGTGCGGGTTAACAGAGGAAATCGATGAATTTGAAGTGATCTCAAGCAGCGATGAGATTGCGAAAACTGCATGGTACAAAGGTATGTATGCAAAACGAGTGAAATTCGAATGCAGCGAACTTAATCTGACGTTTTTCTATGATGCATATGGTATTGCAACATACACTTATGCAGGCTTTTCTTCGAATGCAGATACTTTAGAAAACATCACAAAAGCGTTCGCAAAGGCAGAACAGTTGCGAATCAAGATGGACGAAATCATGGAACGAATGATTGAAGAAAAGGATAAGGGTAAGGAAGAGGTAAATTGTCAGGAGAAAGAGGACAAAAAAACCGGATTTATAGGAAAGAAGTACTCAGATACTAAATTCGTATTCGGCGAAGTTCGATCTCAGCTTGATATGAAAACCTTTGAAGTCCAGTATGTAGCTTGTACAACGGGTATCGATCTCGCAAACTATAGTTTGAATTACCTCAATAATGTCGCGATGATGTATTTCGATGACGGCATTGATGAAATTCAGAATATATACAAAGAAGACGCAAACCAGATTTTGGCAGAATGCATATTCAAAGCGTTATCGACATCAAAAATGGATTACATGAGCGGATTTTACACACTGAAAACCGAGGCAGAAAAAGATCTCGGAAAGTATGTAGATCAGCTTTTGTAAACGTAAGCAAAGAATGCATCTATTAATATGGTCAGAGTACCACGTCCATAGGATGTAAAACACCGCATGGGCGTGAGTGAATGACCTATACTGTTATGGAACAAGGTTCACAAATATAATAATTCGTCGTAAATTGCAAAGAAAAAGTTACAAAACTGACGAATTGACATAAAAGTGAGCCTTATTCTGTTTGTAACGATATTTCA